AATGAGAACTACAAAGTAGTAAAAGGGATAGACCTATGGCAATCAATGAAGTTACTTTTTGCAAGAGCTAAGGATATTAATGATGACATTAAAAAGATAAAGAAATGATATATACTAGAGAACAAATTGAAAAAGCTGTAAAAGCTAAAGGATATGCATATTTTGCAGGTGCTAAAGACTATGATGTTAATATTATAGGAGTTCGTAACTCAGCACCTGGTCAAAAAGTTACTAATCTATTTGATGACAAATTAACTATCTCTTATAGAGTAGATGGTAAATGGTTTTACCATGAGTGGGATGCTACTACTGAGCCAGGTAAAAAAGGAGTTACACAATATCACAATGCAAATGGTGTAGCTAGATTAGTTCCTAATCAATATAGAGGAGTCTATGCTGTATCTATGCATAGGGGTAAATATCAGGCAGTATGTCAAAGATTAGGAGATGTGACTGTATGGAGAGATAGTAATAAAGATATGACCTTTGATGAGGTTGAAACAGATACAGGGATGTTTGGAATAAATATTCATAAAGCAGGTACAGTATCTAGCTTTGTAGAAAACTGGTCAGAAGGTTGTCAAGTATTTAAAAAAGTAAAAGACTTTAATGAATTTATGGTAATAGCAAATAGAGCTAAGGAAATCCATGGCAATCATTTTACCTACACATTACTTGAATCAAAAGATTTGCAATTTAAATAATAAATAATAATGGCAGCAAAACTTAAATCTAATACTGTAATTACATTTTTAAAAAAATCAAAAGTTTCTAGAACTGGTGTTCATGCAAAAACAAAAACATCAAAACTAAGAAACTCAAAAAACTATCGTAAGAGCTATAAAGGGCAAGGACGATAAAAGACGCTACTATGCTTAATGTTTAGTGGTTTTTCTTCTTCTGTAGAAAGTCCCCCATTACTGGGGGATTTTCGTTTCTACAGACCTCACCTGTTAAAGTTGTTCTTTTTTGTATTGTTTGTCACGCATTTTTAAAGACCTAATAGTAATAGCTACATTATATTTTATCTTTAAAAATCTTTTGAGAAGTTCTAACTTATCAAGTGACGTATTCCTTTTCATTACTATGAGATAAGAATCTTTGATTATATCATCTACAATGCCTAACATACTTCAGCAATAAGGATTCCACTTTCTAGTTCTTCTAATATCTCATCACTTTCCTCATCTAAATCAAGCATGTTGGAGAATATTTCATGAACCTTTTGTTGATCTTCCATCCAATCAGATGGATGTGAATCTTTAAGGGTTAATGTAATATGATTATACAACACCCATGCTGAATCAGAGTCAACTTTATAATTAAAAGATGGTTTTACCATTTCTTTCTTAATATTATTTAACTGCATTGTGTTCAACACTTCTCTCTTAAAGAATAATTCACCTAAGATATCATGTTGTGCTGTTGTACTTAAAAGCACTTCTTTCATAGAGTTCTTATGTTTAACTAAAGAATCCCAATAGTCACCAGCATTATTAATATAATCACTAATAATACCTTCTGCAAGAATATCTGCTTCACCTTTGTGTACACGCTTAAATTTGCCAAATTTGTTGTTATTCAACATCATGCCATTCATGCATACTTTTACTAAACCTCCAAGATTAAATCTAAAGGCAAGTTGTTTGTTATATGAATTAGTAAAGTTTGCAGATAATTCAATATCTGCATCTGATTTATAATTCATTCTTAATGTACCTAGGGCAATCTGCCCATCATTAGTACATCTATAGTCTTCACCTGTGATAATAAAACCAGCGTTGGTTATCTCACTTCTCACACGATTTATTACACTTGCATGTGATATTGGTGTGTAAGTATCTGTTTTCTCTGGTAGAGAAGTAGACAGAATTCTTGCATAGGCATCCATGCCACTTACTGTTCTTTTCATAATTCTAATTTTAATTGTTCATATAAATTTGTTGGAATTACAGATGATGTGCTTTCTATTTTTTTAATTTCATCATAAATTTTATCTAAATAAAACTTTTCATCTATATGATAGTCATTCCATGGTTGCAGTTCTGCTTTGTTAAATATAACTTGTAGTATAGGACCACTTTCTAGTTGTATTTCTCTTCCATCAGGATTGCATTTAATTATTTTTGTACCTTTCTTAGATACAAAGTATCTGACAAGTTTCTGAAGTTTTCTTTCATAGAATTCTCCATTGGTAACACCACGTTCTACAAAATACCAATTACCTTTGATTTTGGAACCAGTACAATAGTCAAATATGTTTTTGTTGCTTGCAATATAATCTTTTGGATCAATACCATTTACAAAGTATTCATACCATGCTTTAGGTACAACAAGATTAGACTTATTCTTATGAAGAGGTAGCTCGTTAAATTCAAATCTACCTTTACATTTTGTCTTGCCATCAGCATAAACTGCTATGTAATTGTTTACATCACCAATAATCATCTTATTATATTCTACAGATTCAAGTTGTAATTGAGTCAAATCTTCCCATTCTTTGCAAATTTCAAAGAAAAGTTTCTCATCTTTTTCATCTATGTCAAACTCAAGACCATCTGTGTTTTGCATTAATGGTTGTACGTTTGGTATTCTTGTAGTAATCATCTCATATAGCATAGATAATAGTAGTTGACCATTTACTGTAATTCTGAAAGTTAATTCAGGATCATACAGAAATGAATACTTACTCTTACTTAAACCATATGTAGAGTTTAATACAATCTTAAATAGATAATTTAATGGATTAGATTTAGGATACTTCTTTCTTTCTTCAAAGAACCACTCATATAGTTCACAAAAATCTTCTTGTGGAATTTGAGCAGGAGACCATTTGTTTTTAATAGCAAGATTTGGATAAAAACTTGTTACATCTACACTTAGAATCTTTCTTCCAGGTTTTGGCATATATACACCAGGTGCAATGCAACCGTGAATACCACCTAATGCATAATCAGTTGGTACACCTTTATGATTCATTCTATACTTTGGTCCTTTCTTTTTGATGTCATCTTCAGAACTGTCAAGAATTGTTGTATCTACAATTAGATTTTTAAACCAATTGTGCATACCATTAAATTCAGGAGTCTCAAATTTAACACAAGGTAAAATGATATCACGCATAACAACATTCTTGCGAAATGTCCTCATTTCTTTGATAACCCTTTTGTCTAAACCTAATTTCTCAGAAAGAAAATGTAAAAATATCTCCTTTGAAATCTTAGGTTCACTAGCAGAATATAAATTGACATTATAAGTTTCACTGAGTTTGGCACGCAAATTTATCTGCGAGACCATAACCTTTGTACCTTTTGCATCAGTCATTGTAAAAATAGCCTTGGTAGACCTAACATCATTAATGCAGTAGTTAACTACCATATCTAATGTATCTTTATCAAGAATCCTTTCATAATGTGGATGTGGCATTTCTTCAACGTTCTCCCAATCCATACTAAACTGTGTCCATTTTAAAGATGTACGTTTTGCGTTACTATCCCAATGGTTTAGTTTATATATATCAACACATTTAATTGAAAGCTTGAACTCTGGATAATCAACAAACTCATTTCTGTCAGATTTACTTATTACGTATTGTGCATATTCATACAATCTATACGCAAGGGCTTCTGCATCTGCTCTTATATCCATAAACTCACTTTTATTAGCTAATATAAACTCAGTTATTTGCGCATCAAACGCAAGGTTATTATAACCAAAGTGCCAATCTTTAGCGTCTTTAGATTCAAGAAGAAATTTGACAAACTCAACAGCATCATTTTGATATTTGCTTATGACAAAGATTTTTTTTGTAGTCTTATCATAAGATTCAAATACAGCAACGAAACAATTGATAATGGTCTCATAGTCCATTACCCAGAATTCGCGATTTCTCATTACTTGCTTTTTTTAGTTGTCTTTTTTGGTTCTTCTGTATTAGTATTTATAGCTTGAGCAATAATATCTACACATACTTTACTAGTGTCATTGATTGCAAACATTTTTATAAATAAAAGTATATCACTCATGTCTTCAATGTAATACTCATAGTATGCATCTATAACAACTCGTTGTTCTTGCCACCATTGTTCACCACTTGCACGTTTTGTTGCAATTGTGTCACCACGATCATTGAGACGAGGCATCATCATTGGTTTTTCTTTGATATCTTTAGAGATAACTGCAAGAACTTTTTGTTCAGGGTCAAAGATTGCTTCATTAAAAATGCAATCACTATTAATTGGCATCAAACGAAATGTTTGTTTTTCATTCCATTTTGCTGCATAAATCATCATGTTTTTCATATTATTTATTTTAAGGGTTTACAATTTAAAGGTTTCTTTTTCTTTATCATACTTATCACAAAGCTCACCAACATCTTGAAGTATCTTTATATCAACTTCTAAGATTTCAGCGTATTGTTTAAAATACTTCTTTGGAAAAATAAATGATTCTACATATACCCATTCAGATGTATGTATACCATAATAGTCAGACAAATGCATTTTAGCATTATTTGAAAACTTTGAGTATTTACCTTGCAAAAACAAGTTATAGTCATTTGTTACTGGATTCATGTCAAAGATATATGCTATCCTACCATCACATAGTGGTACTACATAATCTAACATGCTGTGTGTCATCAGTTTATTCTTTTCAAAGTTTGTCCATTGATCTGTATCCTCTTTCTGATATATACATACAAGTTTACGTTCCTCATCAGGAAACTCTTCTGTCCAATGCAGATAAACTTGCAGTGGTCTTGGATCTTTTGTACGTTTAAATCCTAACATAGGATACAAGAAAGTATAAGACTTTTGAAAGTACTTCCTATACATGTCTTTTATCATATTACTAATTCATTATTGTTTACAATAAACTTGTAAGGTAATTCAAAGTTCTTTGTCTCAAAGTGAAACTTAGCCTCATCAAGTAATTTGTCAGCTCTTTCTTCCCATTCTTTTAAAGTATCATCAGACACTCTTATTGGGGCTATTTGCATAAATGGATCTACAACCAAGAATCTAAATGTAATTTTGTATCCAGAGTATTTAGGTTGAGATGTATACACATGCTCTACAAGTTTTTTATAGATTGCTGCTTGCAACCAATAATTGAAATATTCAATACTATCTGTAAATTGTGAAATAGACTTACTTGTTTTTTTTAAGTCATTTACACGAATCTCCTTGTTAGCATTATCTATTACTAAATTATCAATAATGCCTCTTAATCCAAAAGGTTGTTCATCATCAAACTTTGTCAATACAATCTCATTAAACTTTTCTAATGGAGAAAAGGAATCTGCAAAGAAACCCATTACATCCATTACTGATACAGTTGATGTGATTTTTTCTACAACATTTTTACAAAAGTCATAGATATCTTGGTCAATTACAGCACGACCTTCTGCTTTTTTAAGGTATTCCCAATATTCAATATGCTTTGAGTTAATCATTTTCTCAATTCTTTGACCATCTGTTTTAAGAGATTGGTATAGATTGATATCTTTTAGCACATCAAGGATTGCTGGTGCAAATTCTTCCAAATTTTCACGAGAATCACCTTCTTTTTTTAATTCTTTATAATGATTAAATATTGAGTGTAAAACACTGCGAGGATTGTCACTTGGTATGTCCTGTACACTGATAACAAACTGTTCATCAAATGCTTCAGGTTTTAAAAGCAAACAATGTATCAACGAACCTTCTATCATATTTTTGTCAATGTTGTCTTCTTTTTGTCCTAATACATAATGTTTATAAAATGCTGATGGACTAAATGCTAGTTTGTTTAAACCAGAGTAAGACATTAAAAAGTCTTTGTCATAAAATTCTTGTTCTTTCTGAAAACGTTCAGAAAGTGGCACGTTGGCTACAAATTTTCCCATAATTTATTATTTACAATTTTCTATATCTGAGGGGAAGTATCTTCCTAAAATATTACCATTATAACTGTTTGCTGTTAACACATCATTTTTAAATTGATGTGAAATTTCACAGTATCCTAAGTATTTTTTAGAACAACATACTTCAAGGATTTCTCTCTGATAAAACTTTGAATCAGTTAGTGCTATCTCTTCAGTTAGCTCTGCACATGATCCACAATAAGTTTTCCAGTTAGATTCCTTAACGACACGTTTAAAAGTCTTTCTAGTCTTTGTTTGTGTCTTTTCTCTATTAGAGATTTTAGTTTTTCTTTCACTGTATAGACTTTTTTTACCTATGTAAAATCTACCAGTAACAATGTTGGTTATTTTATATACAAAACCAACAGCTTCTTCAAAATTTGGTAAGTCATCTATAGAGATGATTTCTTTACCTAAACCACTATGTGATTTAATAATCCAATTATTCATAAAATTGATGTTAACATGCAAACTTAAGAATTTTTTTCAATATATTTTTCAATTGCTCTAAGAAGTTTTGGATAGAAGTCATAAAGAGCAACTTCTTTACCATGATGTTTTATGATATCACTGATATCTTTTTCTCTTGGTAAATAAATGAATGGCAATCCATATTCTTTTTCATAAAATTTCATAGATGCTATACCTGCTTCGTCACTATCCATGCATACAACTACATGAGAATAACGCTTTTGTAAATCATGAATATCAGTAAACTTAAATTTACTTGATTCACTGTTAGGTGCAATACAATCTACTGTCAATCCAAGACTCTTTATTGCCATCACATCTTTAAGAGATGATGCAATTATTAAAGTTTTCTCACCTTTCAGTTGATCATAACCTTGCACATAATCTTTTTTCTGTAAGAAAAATTTAAACTTTTTACTTTTTGGATTATATACTTTATATAAGTCATTACCAGTAAAATAACCATAAACACATTCATCTTTATTAATAAATTTATTACTAATTAATCCTGTTTCAGTATCTATTTCACTGAATTCATAGTATTCTAGTGGTTTTACATTGTATTCTTCAAGCAAACTGCTACCAATATTAAATTGAAGCCAAAACTTTGCATCTGCAGAATACCAACCTCTTACTTTATAATCAGTAATTGACCATTTTTTTGAACCAACTATTAGCTCTGAATCTTGATACTCACCAGTTTCACAAAATTTGTAATAATCTTGAATGATTTTCTCACACGCTTTGTCATATTTTAAATTAAATATATCTTGTACTAATTGACAAGCATTACCATATCTTCCTGATGAATGGCATTTAAAAACAATTTTTTTACTATTTCTGTCTACATAAATAAACATTGAAGGAGTATTGTCATTGGTATTAAATACACTTTTGATTCTAATTGATTCACCATTAATGTCTTGTGTTAGTCCTAAGTAATACTTAAATATCCAGGAATCTGGAATGTCATCTAATGATCTAATGTACTTTCTACTTGAAAACATAAATGCAAATTTACAAAAAGAAAAAAGGGTAGGTACAATTTATACCCACCCTTATTCTTTATATTATTATTTAGTTATTTACCAAAAGGCAAGTCAATGTCACTCATTGGAACACTTCCTGGTTTTGGAAAATCATCAGCAATTGTATTTGATGATGAAGCTGCTGCTTGAGTAGGTTCAAAAGATGTTAATGGTTCTTTATCTTCTACTTTTTCTTTAGCTTTTGTAATATGAACTGTTTCATCAAACTCTATAAAATTATGAGGTTTTCTATCATCATCTTCTAATGCAGAGAATGGAAACAGATTCTTACGAGGTTGTGGTTTTGGAAAAGACAATCTGTAATTTGGTATTGTATATCCTTCATTGAAATACTCAGAACCTGCAATTGTAAAGTGACCCCATAATTCAGGATCTATTAAATACTTACGTACCTCTGATACATATTCTTCAATAGTATCACCTTCAACACCTTTCTCATTCATTTTGTGAAGAATACCCATCTGTTTTGCAAGGTTATTAACCCAGTTATAGATTTGGTTATCTCTTTGAATAACTTTACCTTCATAAGTATATGTACTATATGGCCAGTCACCTGACTTTACATTACCAACTTGACCTCTATATTTTCCAAGACTTGGATTATTTTTATCAATGTCTAGTCCATCAAATTCATCACCTTTGTCAATACCTTCTAATCTAAGTGTTACAAAATATGCTTCTTTGTTATAACCTGGAGTTTCTAGAACCATGTCAATAATTCTACAATAATGTGTTCCTGGTCCTATGATTTTAGACATACCATTTCCACCTGTTTTTTCTTTAAAATCGCTAGATTTAAACATAATTTTCTTTTTTTAAGTGTTTTTAATCAATATAAATTTTATCCCAGTGTGTAATAATCTTTCCATCTTCGTCTGGTTCAGAGATGGTGATTTCTTGATTTCTCAAGTGCTCAGGGCGTGCACCACAAGCGATTTCGTCAGTTGTCAAAAAACTCATGATATTCTTTTTACCTTTTCTATAGATATAAGCAATAGCATCTGAGTTTGACGTTGTAATACGTTTTAATTTACCTGTCAAATCAAGATCAAGTGAGTTAAATTCTGCACCATTTTTCTCTAACAATGTATCTTTGATGTGACCAACAAAAATAACATGTGGAGCTAGAGTTTTTACATAGTTAAGAACTTTCTCAAAAGCTTGACGCAACCATGGATAACCAGCACCATTTGGCATATTTAAAATACTACCATATTGTGCTTTTCCTTCAGTGAACCATTTCTTACCCATTAAACTTTTAGAGTACAACTCTTCAGCATAAGGAACACAAATTGATTCTAATGCAGTAATAGTATCAAGAGCAATGTATTTATAAGGCTTTCCTGCCTCAATAATCATGTTCCCAATAGTTACAATGTCAGATACAGTTTTAGCTTTTAACTTTAACGCATCAACATAATCACTACCTTCCTCCAAGTCAATGATAAGACAATTATCTAACTGTGAAAGTAATGTAGTTTTTCCAATCTTTGGTTTGCTAAAAATGACCATATTCTTTGGACTTTTTACTTCAGCCATAACCTTTTTTGTTGGTAATACAAAGCCACCTGGTGCTTCTACTTTTTCTTTTGTTGCCATTCTATTCCTGTTTTAATTAAATCGTTTAACCACTCTTTATTTGACAAAGGTACGTTCTGTTTAACACAGTAATAATCACGCATTGTCATTGCACTAAAATGGCTATCCTCTTTTTCAGAATACATGCCAGGAAATAAATCTTCTTCAGATTCTTCCTCAATTGTAATTACGTCTGCATATGCAGATGTTATTGTTGTGGAATTAACAAGTTCTAAATCAGATAATCTAACAGCATATGTGTTTCGTCCTTCTATAGAAGTTTCTACTTCAACATATTTTTTTGTGTTTAATTTCCAATTTGGATTGTTTACTAATCTGTACAACTTTCTATTTTTGCGATCATAATGTTCTTGATCCCAATCAAACATCTCAATATAATAATCTTGATTGCATGATAATTCACTTGCCCAAAAACGAACACATTCTACTCTTTCATCTCCAAATTCTTTACCCATGTAACAGAGTTTTGAACCAAACTTAGGACTGGAGATGCCCATCTGGTTGAATAGATTCTGCCAAAAAGGTAAATACTCAGTGGTAATCTGCGTAATGTGCTTCTTTTTTTCAGGCTCTGTTGAGGCTTTAAAATTACTACTCATTTGTTAAAATTTAAATTATTAATTACTTTTTCGCTGTATATGGTTCCTTGTCAGGTTCATATGCTTCAACAACTTCCATCTTTGCATAATCTGCTTTATACCATTGAATACTTGTCTCTCCAAATCTATTTTTGAGAACATGCATCGCAAGTAAATACTTGTCACTAGGACCAATGATGTACTTTTGAGGGCCATACCTACTTATGTTATACTTGGCTGGCCTGTTATATGCAATCATTACGTCTGCGCATTGTAAGAGATAATCGCTTCCAAAAACATCTGCCTCAGTTGGATAGTTTTCCAACTTACCTGGCCTTTGTCTTTCAGCATTGTCAATCTCTCTATTTAACTGAGTAAGAATAATAAACGTAACAGGTAGTTTATTCTTCATCTCAGTCAACATTGTAGCAAGATTTTGCAATGTAACTTGTTTGCTGGTTTCTGATGCTGACTGGCGTACCAGTAATGTGTGGTCCAGCGTTACCACAAAAGGTTTTTTGTATTCGTTATAGAATAATCTAATTGCATTTGCCATATCTGGAACAGACATAGACCTATCAATAACATATTCTTTACGTCCATTTTGTTTGCCTACATACGTACTCAATTTTTCATAATCTCCTTTGGTCAATGGTGGCATTCCATCGTCTTGTGCAGATTGTAAGTAACGTATGTCTATATTGTTTGATGCAGATAATTCTCTGACACCCATGTTTCTACCAAGCTTTTCAAATTGAAAATGTAAAACCATAAAATCTTGGTCTTTATTATTTTCTTGCAATGCTCTTGCTATTGTAGCAGCAATAAGTGTTTTACCAACACCTGGACGTGCAGCAAGAACATATAAGGATTGCCATTCAATACCATTGAGACCAATTTTATTGAATCCTTCCCATGAAGTTTTTAGAGAAACAATCTCTTTTCTTGCACGTTTTGCTACATATTCTAGACTTTCTTCAAGTATATCACTGTATTTTCGCCATGGCTTTTGATGCGAAGCTGACGCATGAGATGCTGAATTAACAGTCTCTGGTTTATTGTACATAATGTAATTTTTTGATAAACAAATATACTAATAATATTTTATACTACCATAATATTTTGGTAGAATTTAATTTTTCAAGTTCAGAGTTTACTTTATTAAACACATCATCACAATTCCATTCTTTCTCACGTGCATATGCTGCTGACGCAGGATGACTTGCTTTTAAGATTATTTGTGAATCATCTAATAGTTCTTCTATTTCTTGTGCTTTTTTGCCAAGTAACACCCATATAATCGGTTTTTTATCTGTTATAGACTTGGTATTTAACATATCTATAAGATATTTTACAAATGGATCCCATATTGCAAAGTGTTTACCAATTTTACCAACCTCTGTTGTAAGTGATGTGTTTAACATAAGGATTCCTTGACGACTCCAATCTGCTAAATCAGGATTTAAATCTTTAGGATCATTGTTGTCATATACTGTTCTTGCAATTGCATTATGTATATAGCGTAATGATGCTTCTTTCTTGCGTGTGTTACCACAACTAAATGCAATACCATCAGCAACTCCAAGTTGTGGATATGGATCTTGTCCAACAACAACAACTTTTAATTTGTCAAAAGGACATTCAGAGAATGCTCTAAATACCATTCTTAGTGGTGGTGTAAATCTTTGTTCATTATTTACAAGATCTTCTAAAGTCTTGATAATTGTCACAAAATCATCAGATACCAAAAATCCTTTTAAAAGATTATTCCATCCATTTTCTTTGTCATTGTCTGTTTCTTTAAGCATTCCATGCATTTTATGTGCAATTTCTATAGCTTCAAGTTTAATAGTTTGTTTTTCCATATTTTTTATATATCTTTGACTTTTAAATTTAAATATTATGTCTGAAAAAGTAATCAATTCATTATTACCATCAGGATCAGATGATCAGTTGGTTGACGTCATCAAGGAAGACGCAGTTATCTCAATTAAAATGAGCACAGGTTATTACAAAAGAATCCAAAATGTTATTGGATTTCTTATTGAAGGTAAACCTACAAAAGAAGTTCAAAATTCTCATAAGTCTATTGCATCTCGCAATATTACAGAACCATGGGTTTACCATTATGAAACTTTACTCATTCTTTGTAAAGAATTTGAAAAAGGAGCACAAGAGGGTGATTTCATTGAAAAAATGACAATTTCTGAATTGCGTGAAGCAATGGAAAAAGCTGAAAAAATCATGGTTGATGAAGAATTAGAAGCAAGAAAAGAGTTTGAAAAGAAACAACAAGAAAAAAAGGAAGATCAGTAAAGATAGATTCCTAAGTCATGTCCTAATGCAATACATTCTTCTATTACTCTTGACATTTCTTCTTTAGAACAATCTGCAAAACTTTTAATAGATTCTGGTGTGGTACTAGTTGCTAAAATATGCAAACCAGTTTTTTCTTTTATAATAAGTTTCATTTCTTCAAATGTATAACCTGTTGAATTTGCAATTTCTCTAATAAGAGCATGTGCTTTAGCAAGTTGACCTGCTGTTTTGTCTTTGTCATCAAGAACAGTAATATATGCTTCTATTTCTTGTTCTTTTTTTGTACCCATGGTAAACAATTTGAGTTTCCCTGCATCTTCTTTTGACGCAGGGGTTATCTCAGTACCATTAATAATAACTTTGATGGTTACATTATGCATTATGTGTAATTTTAAGGGTTAATGATGGATATAACTTACATTATCATTGATTCTGTATAAGCAATTTTTTCAGAATCAATATCTTTTAATGCTTCGCTTACCCAATCCATATCAACAGTATCCTTATATGCAAGAATATGTATGGTTGATTTATCTTTTGGATTTAGTCTTAATAAACGACCTATACGCTGACTACTTTGACGTTCATTACTATATGAATGTAATATAATTCCTGCTTTAAGATTAGGAATATTAACACCTTCATTTAGTTGTTGAACACATGATAGTTTTGTAATAGAACCATTTTTAAATTCATCAAGATTATCATTGCTATCTTGATTCTTGCTGTGATAACTATTTTTACATATCCAATCAGCTTGTTCAGTTGTATTACAGAATACAATACATTTGTCGTGAATCATATCTAGTAATTCTTTAGCATATTTCTCTTTAGTAGGAAATCCCATCAAAGCTTTCATACGCATTATACGTTTTATTTGAACTTCTTTAGGTGACATGATTCTTTTTAACTGATCAGACCAATATTCATATGATTTTTGTTCACTGTTCATAAAATATGTGCCATCTTTTTTCTTGACTTTCATATTACGTTCTGAACTTAGTGGTAAAACATGTACAATTATCTTATAATCATTAAGAATTTTGTCATCAACTGCGCTATCCATTATATAGGTATACAATATTGGACAATACAATCCTACCATTTTTCCTTTTTCAGAAGCTTTATAACGTGGAGGTGTTCCAGTTAATCCAAGTATTCTACCAGGAAATGTTGCTAACCAATAGTCATGGTTAAATTTTAAACTATGACACTCATCTAAAATAACAACATCATAATCTTTACTTGCTTTTTGAAGTGATCTGTATGTTGTAAATTCTAAATATGGAAGTAAATGTGCAAAACCATGTTTTACACACTCATCTTTCCAACTATCATATATGCTTATCTTAGGTGCTACAATTAAGTATTTCTTAAACATGCAATTAACATGAATGTTATCTAAATACATTAAACCTATCAGTGTTTTACCAACACCCATTGATATACCTAAACCTGCTTTACGCTTCCCCTCTATTGCTTTTAGGGCTTCTTCTTGTATTATAGTGCGGTTTTTCATATTTATTATCTTTTTTTGGAGGAGCTACTTTATACATTTGAGTATTGTTGTCCTTGTTTTCTCTAATTCCTTTTTCTTCAAGGTCTTTTGTTTTGTTTATCCATAAAATATTTAATAATATTCTATTAAAATATCTAACGATTACATTTGGTTTTTTAGTTGACCATAACAACAATCCTTTTTCATTAAATGCATCTTTATAATTTGATGCACCTATGATAAAATAGCCAATAAATTTCTTCATTTTAAATTAGTTTTGTTAGTGATAAATTCATTTCTCTTGCCTCTTTTGGATGTGTTTCAACCCACATGTGACAAGCCATGCACAATGGTATCCATGTAGTTTTGTCCAAGTAATAAAGTCCTCTTCCTTTTGTATGATGAACTGTTAATTCTTGTTTGTATACATTTAAACACCCTGGTAATTTTGCTCTACACGTAGCATTTTCAGGTTCATTTAAGAACTCTTTTCTCATCTTGCTGTATAATACATCAAGAACATCTTTTTTGTCAGATTTTGGTTTGATTGGTCGTTTGTTTGAAGGAGTCTTTGTTACTTGAGAAGTATACCAGCAATCTTTGCAGTATTTATTTCCTTCATAGTTTTTCCATATAACCTTATCAAGGTTACAACCAGCGCATTGCTTTAACTTTACTTGCATATTGTTTTTTTAAACAGCAAGCTTAGATTTCAATATTGTCAATGTCAATGAAATCACTGTCAGTTAACTTTTCTATGTCAGATATATCTGTAAGATCTGGTTCCTTCTCAATTATGTAATAGCTTTCATCTTCTTCTTCTCTATTACTTTTAGCTGGTCCATAATATAAAACACTGATTGCAAAAGGATCATTAAACTCTTCACCCCAATTGGCAGCCTCTAATTCTTTTAGCATTCTGTTCCACTCTTCGTCAGACATTCCTGCATATTGTTCTACTTTCAACTCAATACATTTACCATTTGGTAATTGGTACAACATAATTAGCTTAATTAAAGAACTAAGTTATGTATTTACTTTCATAAGCTTGTCACAAAGTTACTAAATATAAAAAGATTTTGTACTATATAGCTATTCTAATTCTGCAGAATTATAAAAGTTTTGTACAAAGTCCTCCATATCCATTTTAATATTGTCTACACCACTTCCAAAACTACTTATGCTTATAAAGTTTTCTGTTAAATCTATTGTAATTAGTAGATTTGTATCTACATAATATTGTGTTCCAATTCCAAATCCTGTTTCAGAATCCCAATCTTTAGGTGGAATCATTGCACAAAATAACATACGCGCTAAATAATCTGGATCATCCCATCTTTTTTTCTTAGATAATATGTCATGCACAATACCTACTAATGTTTTTGCATAATCATGTGTATATAAATACACAGAATAATGTGGTGCTATTATTTGAATTTGACCACTGTTATAATTTATCTTTTCCATGTGTTTGATTTTAATATAAAAAATAAACAACATTCTATCCATCCAATTTGAAATGTAATTTTATACTTGTAGGGTTCTACAATAGGTAGTTTATTAATAATAAATCCTATTCCAAATCTTCTAAGATAGAATGATATTTCTAAATTATAATTTTTCACTTTCCTGTACTACCAAAACCACCATCACCTCTTTCAGATGATGAAAGTTCATTAACTTCAGTAACAGTAATGTTAGGTAATTCTATAATTACAAGTTGTGCTACACGATCTCCAATGTAATATTCAGATTCGCCTACACCAAATGCTTTGTTAACTTTTTTGAATTTAACCATTATATCACCTCTATAACCACTGTCAATAACACCAACAGAGTTAGAAAGTAATAAATTATGATTACTATTACTACTTCTTGGAAAAATTAATCCTACATATCCTAAAGGAATTTCTAAAGCAATTCCTATATTGTATACTACATTTCCATTGTCATCATAACCTTTAGATACTGCAGTAAGGTCCATTCCTGCATCTCCATGTTTTGCAATACTTGGTATAATTGCATCTTCATGAAGCTTTTTGATTTTTAGATTTATGTTTGTCATAAAACAAATTTAAAAAAAATTTAATAAAAAACAGTATTGTATTGTAATTTATATTACATTTGCAATAACAGCTTTGGTTGTTGATAGTGTAATTTTTGATGGTTAACAGAAAGAGGGGGATTTTGGTCCCCCTTTTTTGTATTAGTCAAATATGTAAGACACTGTATTAGTAAATGGATCAAACTCCATTTGATTTGTCTTTGAGTATGTACCTGGTTCTAAAACCATTTTAGCATGCTCATCATGTGTAATGGTTACAGGATTTTTGACAATCAAGTCTATTGACTGATCTGTTTTCTTTTTGTAACCAAAAGGTTTATTACTATTCATTATGTGTTTTTGTGGTTCTCCACCTGGTGTCAATTGCAACTTTGTTGTTGATACCCATCCATCTGTATAACTATCTATCATGATTCTGCTTTTAAAAGTTTAACATATTGTTCTTTATTTAAGTGATATGGTCTACATCCTTGACTTATACTTGAATGTTTTGCCAATATAACATCTCCTTGTCTATAAATATACTCAGGTTTTGTTATATCTAGCTGTACTGTCCATGCAATTGCTTCAAGAGCATCGTTTTTTTCACCAATATTCTTTGGAACATAAATCCAATACTCACGACCTGTTGTACTACACCAGCATCTTACTGCATAAATGGTAGCATTACCAACACGCCATTCATTTTTCTCTTCAGGAAAGAGTTTAGAACCTTGAATTTCATATAATTCATACTCATCACGCATTGTGACAGGTACTTCTTCAATATCTACCCAAGATACTCCTTCTTTTTCAAGAATTTGTTTGTCAATTAATTTTGGTTCAAGTTGTTTAAATAATTCACTTACACCAATTGCTTTAAAGAATAAACGTCTAATTTCAATGTTCTTTTCTTCAAATGCTTGTTGAACACTTACATCAGGAATAGAATCCCATTTGTCAGAAACATATTCTCCAAGGGCTAACATCTCAGAATGTGCATTATTTGCAATAACAACTGCAAAGAAATCGTCAAAATTCTTATGTACTTTTTTCCAGTACTTTAGTGCTGTATCTTCATCAACTTTTATACTAGCAATATAATAGTCATTTATTGATTTTATTT